GATTGCACAAAAAATTAATTTAGGTGACGCAAACAATACAAAAATAGTTCAATCTATTGGTGCGTTATATGATGAAGATTGGAATGAAATTACAAGTGGTTACGATAAAGATATGCAATTATTTTCTAATCAGAAAACAGAAGCATACGCTAACATGACAAAAACTTATAACAGTTTAAAACCACCTACAGAACCGTCAAATACTGGGTTAATGATAGATATAGCGAGTTCAGCTAATGGTGGTTATCAACGAAGTCAAACTAATAAGGAAGCGAAGAAATAATGGCTGAATATAAAAGACAAGGAACAAATAAATACTATGGTGCAGGTAGTGCAGGGTATGTATCATCAGGTAGTAGTGTTGATGGTTTAGCTAAATCTTTAACTAACGCAGGTTACAAAATTGGTAAAGCAGAGGAATTAAGAATTGATAGAAAAAAAGATGCGGCTATCGCAAAGATAGACGAGATGTATGCAACAGGTAAATCTTTTGAAACTATACAAGCAGAGATTATTTCAGGGAAACACCCAGAGTTAACTGGTAAATACATTGATGCTACTACAAATTATCATGCAGGAAAAGTTAAAGCACATGAAGTAATTACTAATATTAAAGCTAATAAAGATAAATATGACATTACAGATGAAAGTAAAAATCTTGATATGTTTTATAAAGAATACATGCCAGATACAAAGGCAATGGATAGTGCTACATTATTAGGTTTTACTACACATTTTAATAAATTTAAGTCTATAGATGCAATAGATGATGCTGACAATAGAGCCGCATATAACTCTGAAAAGAAAGTTATGGAAGGTGTTGGAATATTATCTGATGAACCTTTAGAAACTTTAAAGAAAAATTTACCAACAATTTTAAAAGATTTACAACCTTCATTACCTTTAAGAGATGGCACAGGTTCAACTTTATTATATACAAATGCAGAGACACTAGCTGTTGTTAGAAGAAGTATTCTCGACATTATTGCTAATGCAAAAACGGAAGATGATTTAGATAGAGCAGATATTTTAATGAATACTAATTTGGGGTATTCTAAAAGTGGTTCAGCTATTGGTACTTTAGCCTCAAGAAAATCTAAAGAGGTTATATCTATCCAAGATGAGTTAACAAGAAAAAGAAGAACTTTAGAAGCTAACGATAGACAAGAAAAAGAATATCAAAGAACACAAGAAGTTCAATCTATCTATGCTGAATTATACTCTGATGTTACTGAAACTGATGCTGAAGGCAACACTACTACAAGACCTAGAAATCACACAGAAAAGATGGCTTTAAGAGATAGATTAGAAGCTATGGGTGATGTTCAAGCTGTAGCAAATTTTGATAAATCTATGATTGCTGATTTATATATTAATGATGACCCTGCAATTATGGACGATTTTGTCACAAAGATTTATTCTGATGGTTTTGCAGATGTAGAAGAAATGAAAGAAGAGTTTAACAAATTAGATACTGACCCTAGAAAAATGGGTGCAATGTTAGACCACTATGAGAACTCACAAAAAGATGACAATGCGAAACTACATGTAAATAACCTAGCATATTCTTCAGGCTCTAAAGCTATTATGAATATTATTGACGGAGCATATAAAGATAGCACTATGATGGGAAAAGAAAAAGCACAAGCAATGGCAGAAAGTTCTGTTACTCGTCATGTTATAAGAGAGATTTATGATTTTGAAAGTGACTTTTTTAAAAGAGAAGGCAGAAAACCTACTAATGATGAAAGAGATGCGTTTATGATTAAACTAGAAAATTACATTAAGAAACAATATAAAAATTCAGTTGGTATAAACGAAAAACCATTAGTAACTTTTGATGACCAACAAATAATAGCTGATGAAAAAGCATTAAAAGCTAAAAAAGAACTTGAACAAGCAGAAGTACAAGAAGCTAAAAATGAAGAAACACGACAAGCTACTGGTTTCTATGAAACTTTTAACACAGCAGTTTCAGCATTATCCACTCTTGAATTGCAAACAGATAAGTTTGATGACATGTCAATAATGATAAATGGAGAAAAAGTTAATGTCCCTCAAATTGAGCAACACAGAACTAACAATGATAACTTCCCATTCAATAGTATTTCACAAGAAGATTTCAATAAAGAGGAAATTGTACCTTTTATACAAAGCACTCTTTCATCAGTTTTTCCTGAAGGTACTTTAAATAAAGAGTTCTTTGACCTTATCCCTCAAGAACAAGGTGCAAAACTTGTAAAAGATTTATCTGAACAACTTGGTATTGAAAGACAATTAATAATTGATGCAATGAAGGAAATGGCTAAATAATGGATTTTGACAAACTTGAAAATAACAGCAATACAGATACATCTACTTATGTTGTACCTGAAGTAGCTAAAACTGAAACTGATGCTTTAGAACAAATACAAACAGAAGAGTTTTATAAAACATTAAAAAGTTATTATTCTTATAGAGAAGACGATAAAAAATTTAACAAGATGTCTCATGCAGATTTGTTAGAATATTTCTATACAGATAGGTCTTGGAGAACAAACAATACTGTCTCTATGGGTATGGATTTATCTAACGTAATGAATGAAGATGATGAACAAAGATTAAAAGAATTTGCATACATCTCACAAACATATCAAAACATGCCTTCATTTTGGAATGACCCAAATAGAAGTTTTGGTGCATGGTTAGTTGATAATGGAAGTGCAATGATAGCTGACCCTGTAAATTTAGTGGGTATGGGTGTTGGTGGTCAAGCGGCTAAAACAGCATATAAACAAGCATTAAGAGTTACTATCAAAAATAAAATTGCAGGTGAGATAAATGAACAAGCATTAAAAGAAACAGCTAAATATGCAAACAAACAAGCATTAGGTAAAGCTGTCATAAAAGGTGGATTAGTTGAGGGTGGTATCAATACTGTTATTGCAGGTGGTCAAGATGCTCTACTACAACACACAAACATAGAAGCAGGTATACAAGACAAATACAGTGCAGGAAGAAGTGCAATAGCTTCAGCCGCAGGGTTTGGCTTTGGAACAGCTTTTGGTTCTGTATTTGCGGCAGGTGCTTTTAAATTAACAAACAATTCATTAAGAAGAAAAAGTGTTAAGCAATTATTAGAAATAGAAGCTAAAGGTCGAAGCACTATGACAGGCTCACAGTTGTTTGACGTGCTTGTACCAGATGATAATACTTCTTCTTTAAAAATTAAACCTACTCCTAAAACTACAAAAGAATATATCAATGACCTCAATCGAGGTGAAATAACTCCTGAAGATAAACCTCCATTAAAATCAAACAACGCTACTAAATTTAAAAATCCTAGTTCTGACCAAAAACAAAGTAATGAAGGATTAATTAAATTTACGATTGATGAAACCACTGATAAATTAAAAAAAGGTACAATAACTCACGAACAAATGATTAATGATGCAGTTAGATTGTTTGGTGCTGACCCTAAAAAATTAACAGAGTTTGCTGAAAGAGTTGCTTATGGTGAAGACTTTGTAAATTTATATGCAACAATGGTTGCACAGAAAGATAAGATTAAAGCTAAATATGACATCATGGGTGCGTTAGGGACAGAAAGTAATAGACTTGATTTAACACCTGATGAAAAATTACAATTAATAGCGGATTTCGATAGAAAAATGGCAGAGACATCAACAGAGTTGATGATTGATAGTGTTATGGGTACAAATGTTGCAAGAGGTTTGAACGCAAGAAATATTGATGCTGACGGAACAAGAGCCGCAAAATTAATGACTGAGCCAGAAAATCCTAAAATGTTAGAATTAGCAAAAGGAACACCAGAACAAAAATGGGAATTTATGAATGCGGTTGGTAAGTTATCTGACAGAGACCAAATTATTAGAGCATTACAAAATGTAAGAAAAGTAAATAACTGGGAACTTGGAATGGAATTTGTAAACAACAACCTTCTATCTTCACCTGATACCCACATACTTAACATTGTCTCTGGTTTAGTACAAACACAATGGAAACCTGCAACAATGTTTTTAAGAGGTTTAAATATGACACTTACCGATAAAGACAGGGCAAGAGTTATTATGAGAGAAGCGTTACAAACTTATTTGTATCAGTATGCTTTTCTTGGTCATGCTTTAAAAAGAGCAGGTAAATCTTTCTATGAAGGTAGAGCTATACTTGATAGCAGACAAATGAAACACGATAGCAATGTAAGACAAGGACAACTTCAAGATTTGTTTGATGCGTGGGGTGAGGCTGTAACTGATATTATTGGATTAGAAGGGACAAAAATAGGTAAAGCTGTTACACAATCTTTTAGAGGAGCAGGTAGAGTTATTTCAGCACCTATGAGAGTTCTTTCAGCAGGAGATGAATTTCTTAAATCCATGATGTTTAAAGCTAGAATGACATCATTAATTAATTCAAAAATATTACAAGAAAACCCAGAGTTTGATAATAAATTTTATAAATTTTCTAAAGATAGAAAGTTAGGTTTAACAGATATTACTTATGCGGATAAATACAAAAAAAGAGCAAAAGAAATAGAAGCAGAGTATATAAGAGAAAATGGTTCAGCTATTGAAATTGGACAAACTGTTAATGATAGATTGAACTCTCCTTTATACCATGCACAAGAAGGTTCATACACACCTTCAGCAGGTCAAATAAATCCAAACACAGGTAAACTAGAAGATAAACTTACTGGAACTATTTTAAGAACTGCCACAAAACACAAATCATTAAGACTACTTGGTCTTCACTTTATTAATACACCATCAAACTTATTAAGATGGTCAGCACAGCACCTACCGTTTTTAGGTAGATTTCAATTTCAAATGGGTCACATGTTAGCAGAAAAAGGATTGAAGAGTGGTAAATTTAGAAGTGAAATAGCTAGAGGTTTAAACCCTTTTAGAAAAAAAGAATATCTTAACCCAGAAGCGGCGGCTGAAGCTAAAGCTAGAATACAAATGGGTTGGGCATTATGGGGTACAGCAGTTAATTTTGCATTAGCAGGTAAAATTGTTGGTGGTGGAGATGTAGAGTGGAAAAAACAAAGAGATAAAGAACAAAACACAGGTGAGATACCATATTCATATAAAACTGATGATGGTAGATACATTTCTTTAAACAGATTAGACCCTCTTATGATGCCATTCTTTATAGCGGCAGATTTGGTTTCTTTATTTAAAGGTCGATTAAGTAATACAGATGATTTAGACCCTGTAGTTGAAAAAGATGCAACTGAACTAATTATGGGAACAGTGGCAACACTTACTAGAAATGTAACTTCTAAATTTTACACAAAAAATCTTATTGAGTTAGTACACTTAATGACTTCAGATGATGTAATGTTTTCAAGAAAACCAGAAAAAATGGCGACAAATGTTGCATCTCAATTTGCTTTTAAAGTATTTCCATTATCAGGAGGTTTAAGATATTTGGATAGAGTTAATGATGAGTGGGAAAGAGAACTCTACACTTTAAGCGACAGGTTAAAATCACTAAATCCTATGGACAGTAAAACAGCAATCATGCCTAGACGTAATATGTTTGGTGAACCTATTGAAAGAAAGAATGGTTGGTTATTTGGATTAGGTGGTGAGAGTGGACTATGGTCTTCTCCGTTTGCTATGACTAATTTTAAGAACACAGAAACAGCTAAATTTATTAGAGAAAGAGATTTTAAATACCAACAACCAGTGCAAACTATTAGAATAAAAGGTGACAGCACAGGAGGCATGAATTTAAAAGATATTAGAAATTCTAAAAATCAAACAGCTTACGATAGAATGTTAGAGATTAAAAACAACACTGTTGTAGATGAAAGTGGAAGCATTATTTATGACAAGTCTTATGATGGTACACATTACACAATAGCAGAATATGTTGAGAAAATGATATTAGATAAAAACAGTGAAATTTACATGCACCCTAAAGGCACTATCAACGGTAAAGATGAACAAGCACAAGTTATTATTGATTTTGTTAAAAGAATAGACAGATATTCTAAACAACAAATGATGTCTGAATTCCCAGAGTTTGCTCAAAGACAAAAAGATGTCTATGAAAACAAAGATAATAAATACAGAAAACACTACGAAACCCTAGAGACGTTAGCTCAATAGAGACTAAACCTGCTCTTTTAGTAAAACTAATCCAAATATTAAGGAAAATAACACATGGCAAACAGTTTTGTACGTTATACAGGTAATAACAGTACAACATCTTATTCAATACCCTTTAGCTATAGAGCTACAGGTGATTTAACAATCACTCTTGCAGGGTCAGCTACAACAGCTTATTCACTGAATGCCGCAGGAACTACCCTTACATTCAATACTGCACCTGCTTCAGGCGTAGCTATTGAGATTAGAAGAACAACATCACAAACAACTAGATTAACAGATTATGCTTCTGGTTCAGTTCTTACTGAAAATGATTTAGATACAGATAGTGAACAGGCATTCTTTATGTCACAAGAAGCTATTGATGATGCAGGTGATGTTATCAAATTATCAAATATAGATTTCCAATGGGATACTCAAAATAAAAGATTAAAAAATGTTGCAGACCCTGTAGACAACACAGATGCTGTCAACAAACAATTCATATCTACAAACTTACCAAACATCACAACAGTATCAGGCATAAGTGCTGATGTAACTACAGTTGCAAACAATGATGCAAATATTACAGCAGTAGCAAATGATGCTACAGATATAGGTTTAGTTGCTACTAACATAGCTGATGTCACAACAGTTGCCACAAACATTAATGATGTAATAAAAGTTGCTGATGATTTAAACGAAGCAATCTCTGAAGTAGAAACTGTTGCAAATGATTTAAACGAAGCAACATCAGAAATAGAAGTTGTTGCTAACAATATAGTTAATGTAAATACTGTTGGAACTATTAATGCTGATGTTACTACAGTTGCTAACAACGAAACAGATATTCAAACTTTAGCTGACCTAGAAGATGGCACAGTTACTACAAATGGATTAAGTACACTTGCAGGTCTAAATACAGAAATTCAAGGTGTCTATAATATTAGAACTAATGTTACTAATGTTGATACTAATTCAGCTAATGTAAATTTAGTTGCAGGACAAATTTCACCTACTAATAATGTTTCAGCAGTAGGTGCTGTTGCAACAGAGATTGGAACATTAGGTGCATTAAGTACAGAGATTACAAACCTAAATAATATCAGAACAGATATTAGTGGAGTAAATACAATTTCAGCAGATGTAACTGCTGTTAATAATAATTCAGCTAACATTAATACTGTTGCAGGATTAGATACAGAGATTACAGCTTTAGGTGCTTCAGGCACAGTAGCTTCTATTAATACAGTAGCTACAAATATTAATTCAGTAAACAGTTTCGCAAATACATATTTAGGTGCTAGTGCAACTGCACCAACACAAGACCCAGATGGTTCAGCTTTAGATGTCGGAGATTTATATTTCGATACAGCGTCAGATACCATGAAAGTCTATGGTTCTTCTGGGTGGACTGCGGCAGGTTCTAGTGTTAATGGGACTGCAAGTAGGTTTAAATATACAGCAACAGCCAGTCAAACAACATTTACAGGAACAGATGACAACTCTGCAACTCTTGCGTATGACGCAGGTTTCTTAGATGTCTACCTAAATGGTATTAGACTTGTAAATGGAACAGATTTTACAGCAACTACAGGTAATTCAATCGTATTAACTACAGGTGCTTCAGTAAATGATATTTTAGAAATAGTTGCTTTTGGAACTTTTGCTTTAGCAAACTTTAGTATTACAGATGCAACTGATGTCCCACCTTTGGGAACAGCAGGTCAAGCATTAGTAGTTAATTCTGGTGGAACAGCTTTAGAATTTTCTAATGCTTCTTCAGCAGAAGTTTATGGATTTCACAAAGATAGTAATGGAGACTTAATAGTCACTACTACTAATCAAGGAGTGGATAACATTTCAAGTGCAACATACGCCACA